ATCAAGAGCCATTTCCACAGCCCTCTGCTGATAGTCTCTGAGCTTGATTTGGCCAGAATCTGAGTGTAGAGGTAGAGCATCAATAAAAGACTTATAATCTTCAAAAAATTCTTCCTTAAAATTTTCAAACTTGCATTCATAGTTTCGATCAAGGCAAAACTGAACGATCTTGTTTCTCAGACCAGTATAGATTTTACGAGTGAAGTAGTTGAATAGACGAATCTGGCCATCCCATACTCTTCGCTTGAATGCTGGGGAATATTGTGAATTTGGGACCTTAAATGTGAAGTAATCGGATATCTCTTTTGCTACTGAATTTTCGCAATGAACTTTGATGAATGTACCATCTATTTTTTCTATTTTTACTTCTTCATTGGCCATGACTAAACTTGATCCACTCAATAGCTGAACGAATATTCCATTGCCTATTTGCTACTATCTTTACCACGCCGTCCAAGTAACTGACGAGTTCTTTCTTTTCCGTGATTTGACGCTCTAATTTGATGACATCATCATCTGCGTCAATGAACTTATCAACATCAGTTTTCAGTATATTTAGGTCAAATGGCTCCCACTTAAACTTGTCTAATTCCTCTTTAGACAGCTTTCCTGTGTAATAGAGCCACTTGTACTTCTTCATGACACGAAGGGTTCTCTCTTCCTCTGCAAGGGCTTCCTTGTGCTTCTTAAGGAACAGTAGATACTTGTTATGGATCTGTGGAGTGTTTACAGATTCAATGGCAAGTTCTGTGGAATCTATCTTAAGATCTTCTTGTACTTGTTGTTTTAATTCATCAAAATTCATAATTTAAGTATACACAATAGTAAATAAAGTCAACTTGGATTGCCAGGATCTGGATCAAATCGATAATAAGTGTAGGAAAATCTAGCAGATGCATATTGAGGCACTGCTGAATTTGCTGTGCTACTAAATTTTAATCCAGATAATCCAATTGGAAATATTTCATGAAATATAACCTTTTTATTATCTTTATATGTTCCTTTTGTCAAATAAAGAGTAGCGGTTGTCATCCAATCTCTAAAATTTAATGAATTATTTGTACAATCATCATCTATATTTCCTAGTGCTCTCATCCATCTATAAATTTCAAGCCAATTAACTAAATTTTCATCTACCATGAAAGTTATTGTTAAATCTTCAAAATTATATTTTCCAATTGGTCTTTTTACTGGAATACCTAGTGTGGTTGGTTGCTCAACAGCAGCCATAGTTAAATTTGGAAGATTAACTTCAGTGCAGTTGTAAATAACAGTTGGAATTCTTTGCATTTCAAAATGAAAGTAATTAATTCCAAGAGTATTAATTGGTGTATTTGCCATGAAGTATGTAGAAAAGAAAACAGGAGCCATTTCTGGCTCCTGTCTCCGAAGTGTCAGATTTTACTCAGTATCAGGCTGAGTTACCGTGAAGGTTTAGTACACGGAAAATGCGGTAGTACTGGTTGATGCCGCCAGTCATGTTTTCGCCATCTGGAGTTCCACCAGAGGCTAGAACGAATGGATTGGCAACCATGCCGTAGCGGGTCTTGAAGCCGATCTTGGGCTGGAAGGTGTTAGGATCGACTGCACGAACCATCTGGAGTGGGACATAGGGGCAGTAGAACAAGCCAGCATCGTATGGGCTTGAACCACGGTATCCTACGCAAACGAAGTCTACGCCAGACTGAACATAGGGATCGATGTAAACGCGCATCTTGCCGTTTAGTACACCAGCGAAGGTGTTACCAGTGTCATCAACTTCAAGCTGCTGATTTAGAGCAGGGCTGATGTTGAGGAATCCACCCATTGCGAGGGCTGAAGCAACATCTGACGAGCAGATGATGAAGTTACCCTTACCACGACGAGTTTCCTTGGCAATCTGGTTGGCTTCGCGTTCGATCTGGAACATGAGGCCACGGAAGCGTTCAGCTGACCAACGACCGTCTGAGTCAACTAGTAGGTCATATGCACCACCCTGAATAGCAGAGCTTGTGAGGTCACTTTGCTTTGCACCGAGCTTGGCGACATGGTAGATGCCACGAACGACTTCGCGGTTGATTTCAGCAAGAATTTCAGTGCTGAGAATGTTGGCGAGTTCGGTTTCAGCATCAAGTCCGTGAACAGCCTTGAGGTCCTGAGCGAGTTCAGTGGTGTAGTCGGCCTTTAGAGCGCGAGTCTTAGCCTGAACAGCAACCTTGTCAATGGTGAATGCCATTTCCTGGAAAGGCTTAGTATTACCAAGGTTTTCGGCAGCACCAACTAGCATAGCCTTGAAGTCATCTCCATAGAAGGAGTTGTTAATTCTGGTTGCACCTGATGCACCACCACCGAATAGGGTTAGACCGTAATCGGCTGAACCACCAAAGTAGTTGGTGTATGAAGCACCCTGTCCACCAACCTGACCACCAGTACCACCCGAACCACCGAATGGTACGAATGCTTCCTGGTACATAGCTTCTTGACGAGGACCACCGTTTGGATCGTACTTGGGACGCATTGCGAAAATGAGTCCGGTTGGAGCGGTCATTGGCTGAACGCCGCAGATGTCATAAGCAATGAGGTTTGGCATTGCGCGACGAACAAGGCTGATTAGGATTGGGTCGTAACCAGCGATGTTGGTTGATGAAGCAGCACCAAAAACATTGCTGATTGGTCCACCTAGGGTGTTGTCTTCAACAAGTCTTTGCTGACGCATTGCAGACTCTTGGTTCTCAAGAAGAACTGCGGTTACTTTAGTTTTGTAGCTATCTTCAATTGCAGGGAGTGCGCTGTGGCTTAAAACTGGCTCCCACTTCTCAGTTAAAATATCGTATGGTGTTGTTTCTTCGAACATGTTATCTCCTGTGTATTTTTATTTATAATTTATCTGTTCTTAAGGTGTCTACTAATCGCATTTGCGTAGACATTAACAGTACTTTCAGTTAGTGTTTCAGGTACTGTTGATGTCTCAAGAATATCAATAGTGCGATTTGCCGGTTGAATTCTTGGTTGTGCTTGTGGTTGAACTTGTGCTGGACGAGCAAAGAAGCTTTCCTTGATAACTCTGAGTTTTCTACGGAATTCTTCTGGATTATCGAATTGAACGCCTTCGGCTAGATTAGCTAACTTATCTACCTGAGTTGCAGCTAAACCAGCTGATTCTTCAGCAAAAACAGCCACAGCAGCGGTGTCTAGAAGCTTCTTGCGAAGAGAAACATTTTCATGAATGCTCTTGTTTAGTTGTTTTTTCTGAGTGTCAATTTGAGTATAAAGTTCATCTAGAACATCATACTTCTCATTTGGAACATCGATGAAGTTGGTTTCAAAGAGTTTCTTTAGACCGAAGATGAAATTCTCAGCCAATTCAACTTTGATTCCTCTTTCGACTTGTAGGCGATTCTCATTGACCCATTCTTCAACGACATAGGTTAGATAATCATCAACCTTCTCAGTTAGTTCTGAAACTGTGTTGTTTAGAGCATTGTTATAAGAAGCCTTATATGCTTCATCAAGCTTTGCTGATCTTTCATTTAGTTTTTGATTTACAGCAGCAACAAAAATGGTCTTTGCTCTCTCTACGAATTGTTCTGATAGATTTGAATTGGCAAATAGAGCAGCAAGATGTTCCTTTAAGGACTCTTCTGATTCTGCTTCCATCTCATCATCCATTGGTTCTTCTTCCATCTCATCTTCAGTACCCATAGGAGAACCTGGCATTTGCATTGGTGCTCCAGATTTTGGTGTCTGAATTGAGGCGGCATTTTGTGCGTAATATTCGCCTACTGGCTTGTTTAAAACTACTCCCTTGCCAGTGGTATCAAACGCACCACCTCCAAGGATATCCTGTTCGTCCGATTGTGTATTTTGTGGTAACATTATATTCTCCGTTTTATTTAGTATTTATCTTATTCCTCTGAGTCTATTTTGTACATTTATTCTTGATCCGGTTGCTTTTCCTTGCAAGCCTAAAGTAGTTCTTAGATCACCAAAAATATTTTCTGATGCTCCTTGTTGAGCTGCTTTTTCTATTTCGCTAAGATTTGAGGAAAGGAAACCATCTTTTCTTCCAGCATATGCGCCAGCAGCAGTTCCTGCTCCAGCAGCAAGAGCAGTACTAGCACCGGAACGAGCGGCCCCACCACCTGAACCAGAGATTACTTGTTGCCCCCCACCCATCAAAAGATCGGATGCATCGTCTACACGGCCTGCGGCTAAAAGATCTTCTGCTTTTTGAACTCTTAGAGCATCTGCTGCTGTCATTTGTCCCCTGCGACCAACTGCTATTGCATCTTGCACATCTCTTGTGAGTTTAGATACTCTGGCTGTTTCTGTTGCCG